AAAAGCTGTCCTACAAGGTCGGCGAGGTCGTGGCCGTGGCGCAGAGATATCAAGATATTTTCGACTACTCCAACTGTGTCAATCCGTATGCTTGGGAAGATGATGATAAACCATCTGGTTGGACGAACAAGATGCTTACTAAGGCCGAGTTGATGCCCCATCAAATCCGCATCACCGGAATCAAGTGCGAACGGTTGCAGGATATTTCGGAGGAGGATTGCATGAAGGAGGGTATCTTAGGGGATGTAGAGTACGACAAATACGAAGTTTACGGCCTTTTTGGAAATAGCGATGATGGGTTTGACACTCCCCGCGAAGCCTTCGCTTCGCTGATCGACAAGGTGTCCGGACGGGGAACGTGGAAACGCAATCCGTGGGTCGTGGCTTATGAGTTCGAATTGGTGAAATAGCGAGATTCTCGCAAAATCTCGAAATAATTACAGATATGATGGATGCAATGAAATCGACAAAACGCCTTGAAATCCTCGAAGAATCGCTGAAAAAGAAACAGCAGATCTTCGATAACAGATTGCTAAACCATTTCAATTGTGCTAAACAATCTAACGGTCAACCATTGAATGATAAGCGCAACGGTCGGTCAACACTCGATAAATGGGATCGACAGAATGATTCACTCCGACGTTTACAGGCAGAAATCGAAAAAACGAAGAATGCAATCGAACGAGAACGAGGGAAAATATTTTCTGTCGAAGCGACGAAAGAGACGCTTCCGGCAGAGATACTCACGATGGTTGAATCTGGCACATTGATCCAATGGCGCAAATATCCGAATATCTTTTTTGTCCCCGGCGTCGATAAGGCCCGAATAATATGGGATGAGAGGAAACGGATTGTCGCCCATAAGTTCACAAATACATTGACCGATACAGAACAGCGAAAACGCTTTGCAGAGATTTATAATCGGTTGTTTGAAATTTTCAATAGGACAAAATAGCGAGGATATCATTGAATGAGTATCAAGAGCAGGCGATGACAACCTGCATGGAGCGTTGCAAGCATGACACCTACATGTTGTTCGGACTGATGACAGAAGTGGGTGAAATCACCGATAAGAACGCGGTGTGATCGACGGGAACGGTGATAACCGGTAAAACCAAATGTGAATATGAGAGAAATTAAATTCAGAGGCAAGCGCCTCGACAACAATACACAAACTGGCCCTGCTGATGGCTGGGTAACAGGGTTCTACTATCAAGACCTTTGCGAAGGCGAGGTAAGGCATTTCATTGCATCGTACCCCTGCGTATGGGAGGTCGATCCCGCTACCGTCGGCCAATACACGGGGATGAAAGACAAGAACACGAGAAAGGTCTATGAGGGCGACGTCCTTACCGACAAATTTGAAAGCGTCGGAGTTGTCGAATGGCAAAACGGATGTTTCGTCGTGAACTTTGGGGACGTTGATGTTTTTCAAATCTCCGATTGCTTTGATGATTCATATCAGATGTGGGTCATCGGGAATATCCACGACAACCCCGAAATGCTGAAAGGAGATGAATGATGAAAAGCCAAAAAGCAAAAGAGCTTATTGAAAAATATGCCGTTGGCAATAGCCGTGATGCAGCACCTTCCATGATGAAGGGCCGAGCGGTTGAGTGTGTCGAAATCGCCGAGCAGGAGGCCGAGGAACGGATGCGTGAGAAAGCGCATAAGATTGTCAAGGAAATGATGGGCGGCATTTTTCAAGGCGATATGCCCCAAAAGATAGCCGACGAATTTATCCAAAAACTGACCGAGGAATGAAAAGCAAAGAAGCAAAAGAATTTATCGACGGGTGTATGGATCATCTCACGGTGGAGATGACAGACCACGCCAAATGGCAGCTCCGGGCTGCAATGACCCGTGCGGCCGAACTCGCCGAGCAGGATACCGAGCAGATGATGCGGCAAAAAGCGGTAGAGGCATTCAAGTCCTCCTGCGAATACAAGGACGGTTGTGGCGGGATCGGCAGGGATTGCCACCCTGTACTGTGTGAAGATTTGAGATCATTTATCCAAAAACTAAACGAGATATGAAACTGACGAAAAGCGAAGAGTGGATAATATCCTACCTGAAAGGTAAAGATTATGTGTCGCCGTCGGTGATAGGGACTGAACACGCTCGAACTTTCGGGTTTTCCGGAGCACACCATAGTTGTTGGGCTTCCCCTATCTGTGTTTAAGGCTGGTAGAAAAAGGACTTTTACTTCGGAATAAAAAAGGTCGCTATAAACTGAACGAAATATGAAAACGATTAAAGAACGGGCAAAAGAAGCCGTAATCGACCCCCTTGATCCTGACGAAATGCTTCCGGTCAGATTGGGATATCTATCTATGCTGGAAAGACGTGGATTTGTTGCAGGTGCTATGAGTGAACGGAACGAACTGCTCCGCTGGCGCAATCCGAAGGATTCACCCGAGCGTGGCAAGGACGTGTTATTGAAAATACAACTTGTTGGGAATGACGAAACTATGTATTCCGTTGGATATTGGTATGACTCTTATTTCAGTAATACGCTCGGACATCACGGTGTCGTTATCGGCTGGCGACCGATTTACGAAAACGAATAGAACGATGGACATCTTGACTCCACATGACGGCGTGACGAACGATAAGATAGCCAAAGCGCAGATCGAGGCCGTCGAACGAAAGCAGAACGAATACAAACTGATCGGGCAACTGGTTCGGGTGCCCGGTCATACCCTCTATAAATTCAATACGGTTACGCGGACAGCGTCGAGAGCGGAAGTGGAGGTGTCGGCCGATTCGTGGCTGAATCCTGAGAACATGAAGGTCGAGAGCGACCGCAAATCGCGTGTCAAGGTCGAAAAGGACTGTTACTATGAGCAGGCATTGAACATAAAGAACTTCATCAAGCGTCTGCGCCGGCGGGGTATCGTCGGAATGGACGAGGAGGTGAAACTCGAAAGGTAGAGGAAATGATAAAATACAGACGAACAGATAAAATAGGCGGGGATGAGACCGCGCCTTATGATGTAATATTCGATCGAGAATATACCGTTAGGGAATTAATCGAGTACATATTGACTCGTAATGAGTGGGGAAATATCCGGTTTATAGGCGGGTCGAGTTATGGCTATCGTCAAGATCAGCTTTTATATCCGATTCCAGATAGATATATGGAAACGTGCGTCGCGTCTGTTAAAGCTGCTGGCGGTTGGTCAAATATGGATTATTTGATAGAGATGGAAAAATAGAAAAAGAGGCGATCCCGAAAGATCACCCCTCACCCAAGAACAAAGGTAGTAATTAATTCTGGATTTGCAATGAACCGTTTTATCTCAATTCAGGCCGCAGCCGATGAGTACGGCATTTCGACACGTTGGATATGGAAATCGATTCGAGTGGATCGGACACTCGGCACAGTCGTCCGCAACGGGCGGATCTATCTGCGCCGCATCGAGTGGGAGGCATTTGTCGAACGGCATCCCCGACTGATCGAAGAGTGGCATGATTTACATGCGCACCTACAATACCGCTATATCGGGCAATGAAAAAGAGCGAAAAGTTGAAAGAATCGTCTCCCCGATAGGCGATCTTTGCATATATGGGCAAGCTCACGATCAAACAGGAAAAGTTTTGCAATAAGTACCTCGAATGCGGTAATGCGTCCGAGGCATATCGCTATGCTTACAGATGTTCGAACATGAGCGATAACACGGTATGGAATAATGCCTATCTGCTATTACAAAACAGTGAGGTTGCAACGAGGATCGAATATCTGAAAACTCACCTTGCCGAGGCTGCGGGCATCTCGGCCTTGCAGATCATCCGCGAGCACCAGAAGATCGCCTTTTCGGATGCGACCCGCATTCGTAACGGCTGGATGTCGCTTAAAGAGTTCGAGTCGCTTACGGACGACGAGAAGGCATGTATAAAGTCGATCAATACCAAACAGGTCAAACGGATCGCTTCGAATGGCGATGAGATTGTCGAGGAGTTCGTGAAGATCGAGTGCTACGACAAGCAGAAGAGTCTCGACAGCATCATGAATATGTTGGGTTACGCAGCGCCGAAGGAGGTGAAACTATCCGGAAAGATAGAAAATCCCGCCGTCGCTCCCGTCGTCATTCAAATAGACGCGGAGGATGCGTTGTCGATCGAAAAAACACCGCCTGCCGATGCATCGTCTGCCTGACATCCGCACCTATCGGGGGAAAGTGTATCGTTACCTCATGTATCGGTATATGCAGTACAGGGAACGGGATGCGGTGTTGAAGATTTTTAATGAAGGGTCGAGCCGTTCGGGGAAGACCTACGATGCCTTCGATTTTCTGTACGACATCTGTACGCTCGCACTATCCCCGCTCAATATCTTCGTATATCGAAATACGTTGCAGGCCTGCAAGGAGATCACCCTTGCCGATTTCCGCAAGAAACTGACCCTGCGCGGCGTCTACGATCCCGATGCGATGCGCAGCGAGAATCAACATCCCGACTACTATATCAACAACTCCGTGATCCATTTCCGCGGATTGGACAGAATGGATAGCCGTGAAGGATACGATTGCGACATCATCTACATCAACGAGATGCTGGACGACATCTCGAAGCAGCAGTACAAAAATATCACGATGCGCTGCACGACGATGGTCATCGGCGACTGGAATCCCAAATATACCGAACATTGGGCCTTCGAACTGGAAGGGCAGCCGCACACCTATTTTACGCACACGACATACAAAGACAATCCGTTCTGCCCGCCTGGGGTCATACGAGAGATCGAATCCTATGAACCTACACCGGCGAACATTGCTGCGGGCACGGCCGACGAGTGGCGATGGAAAGTCTATGGATTGGGAATCCGTGCGGCGAAAGAGGGCCTTGTCTATCCGAATATCGACTGGATCGATGAATTTCCGTCCGACCTGGAAGGGGTCGTGTTCGGCCTCGACTTCGGATTTACGAACGATCCTACGGCGCTCGTCCGTCTGGGGCTTCGGGGGCTTGATCTATACATGAAGGAAGAGTTTTATGCACCCTGCTCCGATCCGGCCTTGCTCTATGATGCGATAGAGGGGACAGTCGGGCGGATGCCCATATTCGCCGACTCGGCGGACAAATACGCTAAAAATCCCGAATCGATGGTCGACGGCCTGCTGCTGCGCGGGCTCAGCGTGGTGAAGGCGAAGAAATATGCCGGTTCCGTAACGGACGGAATTCACATGGTCAAATCGTTCCGCCTCCATATCGTCCGCAGCCGTAATTTCCAAACCGAGGCCAATTCCTATGTGTGGGATTCGGTGAACGGCATTACGATCAACCAGCCGATCGACAAATTCAATCACTTGTGGGATGCGGCCCGATACGCTGTAATGGAGTATCTCTATTGGGTCTGCAACCGCCGAAAATGAAAAAACAGCGAAAAGTTCGGAGAACCCTCTTTTATCGCTCTTACATTTGCTTCAAAGGCTATGCGCAATGAGATTCAGCTTGAAGTGGCGAAGTAAGAGTCAGGACTTGACGACGAAATCGGAGTGCGGAACTCCGACAGCGGAGGAACAGCGGTTCGTCTCTGTGCGCGATTTTCTCTCGGCAATGGGATTGGGCAGCGGTAGTACGATCGACTGCGACACCGTTGCCGGACAGACTATCGCTTACGCTCGGTGCAGCGCGTTGTTTTCGGTCGTGACCAAGAAATCCGCGGCAATTCGCAACGCCCGCTGGTGGGCTGTCGATCCGTCGGACGACGCTCGCCAGGTCGCAGGTCGCACGGAGGAACTGAACAGGTGGAAGCATCCGAATGACTTTCAAACGATCGAAGATTTCTCGGCGATGATCGAAGCCTTCAAGGATATTTACGGAAAAGCCTATATTCTTCGCTGGGAGCCGGTCGGTGTGCCCACGGCCTACGAACTCTACGTGATTCCGAATCCGCTTGTTCAGGAGGTGACGACCTCCGAATTCACCGGTTTCCGGCCCGATCCGCAGATCGATTATTATATGGTTTCGATCAACGATTATCAAATTCGTGTCGATCGGGATCAAATGTTCGTCGTGCGGGATTCGGCCTATAATCCGAATATCTTCGGAGCATCGCAGTCGCGTCTGTCAGCCTTGCGGAACGCCGTCAATCCTTTCGTGTCGTCATTCGAGGCGCAGAACGAACTCATCATCAACAGAGGGGCATTGGGTATCATCTCGTTGAATAGCGAGGATTTCCGGACATCCGTGTTGCCGGAGAACAAGGAGGATCGGGAGCAGGCACAAGCGGCCCTGCGGCGATACGGCGTGATGAAGGGCCAATATAAGTACATCGTGACCGGATTGAAGGCTGCTTTCGTGCAGATTTCGGCCAACATGAAGGACATGAATCTCACGGAGGTGCAGCGCAATGCCAAGAAGGAGATCGCCGATGCCTATCAAGTGCCGTATGTACTGATCGACACCGAAGGTACGACCTATGCGAATCTTACGGCGGCCGAGGTCAAATTGTACAACGATGCGATCAAACCGGATGCAGAGCGAATATCGGAGGTATTGAACGCGGCGCACGGGTTCGATGGATTCCGCATCGTTCCCTATTTCGATCACCTGTCGATCTTCCAGGAAGCGAAGCGGCTGTATGCCGACTCGCTGACGGCGGCCGTGACGGCTGCCAGCAACGCGATCGCCTCCGGTCTCATTACCGAGCAACAGGGGAAAAACATCATTGCAAACATTCTGGAATAATGGACAAACTACTGTATAAAAAAGTCATGAGCCGCGGCGGGGCTTTCAAGCAAGCGCCGATATTAAAGGCCGATGTCGTGGACGAGGAGAAACACATCATTCTCGTGAAGTTCTGTTCGTTCGGAACGGTCGATTCGGACGGCGACATGCTGATGAAGGGTTGCATCAGCAAGAGTATTCAGGAGCGCGGGCCGGCGTCTGCGACGAACCGGAAGATACGATTCCTGTGGCAGCACGAGACGAAGAACCCGATCGGCCGTATCCTGTCGATCGAGGAGAAGGACGACGGCGGATACGCCACGGTGCAGCTCTCGGATTTCGATGCCGTGCCGGACGCTCGCCGCGCATGGGTGCAGATGCACGAAGGGGTGCTCAACCAGTTCTCGATCGGCTATCGGTATGTATGGGACAAATGCGATTACGATCCCGATCTCGACTGCCTGATCGTGAAGGAGATTATTCTGCACGAGATTTCGGTCGTCACCTTCGGCGCCAACGAGCACACGGAGTATATCGGCGACATGAAAGCCTTGGACGACATGGAACGATATGTCAAGGCATTACGGGAGACCGCGCCCGATGAATACGAAAAAGTACACAGCAGAATACTGTCGATGTTCAAAGCCGAGCCGGCCCGCGCGCCACTCACTTCACGCAGTTCGGTATTCGAAAAATTAGGTCAAATCAAAAACTGAAAAACATGGCATTCAAATTCAAGAAATTCAAACTGCCCGACAGCGGGGAGTTCTCGGATGTGGATCGCAAGGGCATGGAATTGCTCGGCAAGCACATCAACGACCAGCTCGAAATGCTGGCCGAGGGGATCAAATCGGAGGAAGAGATCGTCGAGTCGGTAAAATCGTCGCTCGGGAAACTGGGCGTGTCGGCCGAGAAGATCGCGGAGATCGAGAAGGCTCTCAAGGAGCAGGGGAGCGAGATCCGCTGTTCGATGAGCGGCGGAGCCGGCAAGGGCCGCACGATCCGCGAGCAGATCAAGGCGTTCCTTTCGAGCGACGAGGCGAAACGCGCTTTCGCGGAGAAACGCAATACGGCGCTCGAACTGGAGATCAAAGCGGCGGCTACGACGGTCACCGTGGCGGCCAATACCGCGGCGGTTGCAGCGCTCAACACCGAAGTAGACCGCACGATCCATTACGCGCCGAGCGAAGACACGCGCGTCGTAGAACGGTTGTTCAAGGGCTCGACCAACTCGCCCAATATCACTTGGGTGGATCGCAAGCCCGGCAACGGCGCTCCTGCATTCATCGCCGAGGGGGCCTTGAAGCCCGCTATGGACTGGTCGTATGTCCCTGAGACGTCGACGGCGAAGAAAGTGGCCGTATCGGCCAAAATCTCCTACGAGATGCGCGACGATTTCGACTATATGCAGTCGGAGATCGACAACATGCTGCGCACGTCGCTCGTTCAGGAACGCACGAAACAGCTGCTCACCGGTGACGGCTCGGGCGTGAATCTCAAAGGCATCTTTACGGCTGCTGCCACCTATACGGCCACCGCGCTCGACGGGACGGTCGAAATGGCGAACAAGGCCGATGCGATCCGCGCAGCGATCCTCCAGATGCGGAACCTGAACTTCTATCCCGACGTGGTGATGCTCAACCCTTCGGATCGGGCCTCCATCGACCTGACGAAGGATTCGACGGGTCACTACATCTCGGACGAGCTGTTCCGGCTCATCCGCGGGGTGGAGATCGTGGAATCGACCTACGTCAAGGCCGGCGATTTCCTCGTTGCCGATACGAGCAAATGGAACGTTCACCCGTACAAAGGCATTCGCGTCGAATTCGGGTGGGTCGACGACGACTTCCAGAAGAATCTCTTCACGGTCATCTGCGAGGAGCGTCTGCACTCGTACTTCGCATCGGTCGATCAGGGGGCGTTCATCAAAGGCGCGTTTGTGACCATTATCGCCGCCTTGCAGAAACCGGCTACCGAGTCTTCGAAGGTGACAGCCTAAGTCAAACATGTTAAACGAAAAAGAATATGGCAACGAAAGAAGAAAAGACCAATGTGGACTTCAACGATCGCGTGACGGTCTACGGAACCGGCGGCCCCGGCAATACGCTGGAGAAGGGCAAAGCCTATAAGGTGCATCCCGTACATGCCAAGACGCTCATCAAGTTGGGCCGCGCCACCGAGAAACGGTGAAGTAATTTCAGGACGCAGGGGTTTGATCGCCCCTGCGCCCGCTAAATACATTTCCCATGATTATCGACAACACCTATTTCGAGAAGGATCCGATCTACATCTCCGGCATCGCCAATCGGAAGGACGACAAGCCGACGGCGCTCGCTCAGACACTCATCGATTCGGCGAACTCCTACATCGCCATTTACGAGCCGATATTTCTCCGCAATCTGCTGGGTGAGGCACTGGCAGAGACGGCGGAGGGGAATCCGCAGATCGTTGCGCTGCTCAGAAACGAAGCGGTCAAGACCTCGCCCATTGCGAACTATGTCTATTTCTACTGGCTGCGCACGCATACTACGGTCGGCACACCGGCCGGCGAGAAGGTGCAGCGTGGGGAATATTCGGACGAAGCGAGTCCGCGCATCCGTGCCATAGAGGTTTGGAACGATATGGTGCGCCAATGCTGCGTCCTGCGGCCGAAGCTCGTCGAACTGGGGGCCGTGCCGGACTATTGTTCGGCAATTTTCGAACCCGCAAACTTATTCGGATTATGATCGTCAAATCGACCGACACCGTTCGGGACATCATCATCGGCAGGGCGGCATTGTTCAACCTCGAAAGCCGTAGGTTTGCAGAAGAGATCAGGAGACGGGCGGAACCGGAATGCTGCGTACTGCATCGGCGGTGGCTGCCGGACAGGCGTATTGCGGCCCGCGATCCGAAACACATGACGATGCGCGATCTGGCGGTGCTGAACGCGACGAACCGCTCCACCGATTACTTCGTCAACGTGTTGTCGCAAATGCTCGGCATCCCGAAAGAGAAGGTCGCGGATTTGCGGTTCATCCGTGCGTACCGCTACTTTCTGCACTGCATGGATACGCTCGCGGCCATCTCGAAGAGATTCGCCGATCTGAAAATCGAACCGACCGACGAGGAGCGGCAGGCGCAGATCGACCGCCCCAACCGAGGCATCGCCGCCGTGGTGCGCAAGTACGTGCAGATCATGAATGGCGCCGTATCGCCCGCGTCGGTCTACGGCATGGAGTGGAGCGTCGTCTACGAAGCCTTCGAGTCGACGACGAACGACGTGATCGAGCAGCGCAATCTCAGCAGGATACAAACCTCTAAAATCAAAAGAAGATGACCGACAACAAGGAATACGAGTACAGGGTCGGCGGGCAGACGCCGCCGGCCCGCCGTATCGTGGGAGGGAAGATAAACTCGCTGAACGACCATATCGACAAGGCCGCCGGGGCGTGCGGCTTCGGTTCGTATATCTATGCCCGCCTTAAAGAGACGAACTACATCCTGGGAACGATCACGGAGTATCCGGTCGTCGTGCGGCAATTCTTCGAGACGATCACGCCGACGGATCTCGATGGCGTCTACAAGCGCGCCTCGAAGTTCCTCTTCTGCGGCGACCTCGGCGAAGCGGAACCCGATACCGCGACGCAGGTCATGCCGATCGTCGAGGAGATGATCGACCACTCGGCGGAGTTTTTCGAGGCATTGCGGGATCGAGGAGTCGAGGTGCAGGTCACGAAGATCACCCCGTTCGCCGCCCGATTCGATCAGCTGGTCTGCGGAGTCGAATGCGAGGCGACGATGACCTATTCGACCTGCAACAATGGATAGGATCGACAAGATACTGCGCTATTTCGATCCGCAGCGATTCATCGAGGTGTGCGAAGCGCGGTTCGATACGCTGCGCACGCAGGTCGTGGCGAATCTGCAAACGAAGACGGGCAGCAGCGGAAAGCGGGTCAACAGCCTCGGCGTGCCGGAGTGGGCCACGGGTGCTACGGCGGCATCGCTCCAAACGCAGGTCGAACAGAACGACGACGGTTTCGAAGCGGCGTTCGTCGGCCGGCAGGGGATCGCCGGCGTCGACGAGGGACGTTCTGCGGGCGATGTGCAGGCGCAATACGCCTCCTTCGATGCTTTTCTCCTTGCGATCGAACGATGGGCGCAGGCCAAAGAGGGGCTCTACGGCATCGAGGAGATCGACGCCTACGCCGTGGCGGCGAACGTATGGAGCAAGGGCACGGTGCTCTACCGCGAGGGCGGCGGTACGGAGATTCTGTTCGACCTGTTGCAGCCGGCCGTGGACGACATCGACCGGCAACTCTCCGAGCAGCTCGACCGCAGCGTGTTTACGATGTTGAATGAAACAATCAGTGATTATGTCTAAATATAGATTAACACCCGCCATTTCGCTGGCGAGAAACTACAATACGGTCGGAGTCAGCGAAGCGCCGACATCCAATGTGGCCGTTGTCAAAGTCGGCGGCTATACGTTGGTGCGTTCGATCATCAACGGTTCGGCCGTATTCCCGATGGACGATCTGTTCGAAATCATCGCACAGGACGGGAATGCGCAAACGACGATCAGCCTCGAAGTAGACGGGCGGACGATCGCCTCGTCGCCGCTCTATCTGCTCAAAGGGGCGTCGGCGCGCGCGATGACGAACAATGCGCAGGCCGATACCCCGATCAGCTGGCCCCAGCCGTCGAAGATCGTGGTCTTTCCGGCGTTCGATTACAGCGAGCAGATTCTCGTCAACTCCTATACGGGCGCCATGCAGGACTTCGCTTTCACCGATGCCGACAGCGGCCGGCGGGAGGTCTATTCGCGTGTCGATCCCGTGTTCTTCCTTCCGATGACCTTCTTCCGCGAATTCGGAGGCGGCGAGCGGCAGTTGATCGTCTCGACGGGCGGCACGACCGGCGCCGTGAAGAGCGCGTGTCTGACGGTCGTGGTGAATCCTTGCGACAGCGGATCGTTCGTGCGCTGGCGCGATGCAACGGGATTGATGCGTTACTTTCTCTGGCATCCGACCGAGCGCGTCGACGACGTATCCGAAGACGAGACCTTCGAAACGCTCTCCGAGAAACTGACACCCGAACGCCACCGCACGATCACGGCGACCACGACCCATACGCTCCATAGCGGACTGGTCGACCGTGAACTGTTCGACCTGTGCGCATCGATTCTCTCCGGACGGGAGGTGCAGCTGTACGACGCCCGGCGGAAGGTGTGGATCGACGCCTATGTCGAAGACGGCGACATCTCGCGGACGAATGCCTGCATGCAGGACTGCGTGGTAGAACTTTCGATAAAGCACTTGACGCTATGACGAAGGAACTCTACATAAACGGTCAGTTGTGCGATCTGGAAGATACTCCGTCGCTGATCTCCCAGTCGCCGGTCTTCAACGATCTCGACGTGATCCAGAGCAACCGCAGCGCGGAGATCAATCTGCCGCTGACGCCCCGCAACCGCAAGGCCTTCGGTCTGATCGACCGCATCGACATCTTGGACGATTCGGCGGCATACGGGAAGCATTCGGCAGCGTACTACCTCGGCGGCTTTCCGGTCTTCACGCGGGGGTATGCGATGGTTACGGACGTAACCGACACGATCAACATCACACTCGTGTGGGGCAACATCGACAACTTCCAGCCGTTGTTCGACGCTTCGCTGCGCGATCTGCGCGAGCAGATCATCGAGGTGGCGGGAGCGGATTATGTCGAGTGGAATGAGAATACAAAATATGTAGATCCAGGTGAAACGACATTGGCAGGATTTATCCAGATTGATTTCGGGGCAGGACGTAATATCAATTATTCGCATCCGTCCGTACAAGTATCCGCGATCTTGGATGCCATACAGAAATATCACGGTATCACGATAGAGAATATAACCCGTTTGAGCCAAACCAGCGACAAACATCCGATGATCGTTCCGCTCGTGTCGAAAAACTCGGGGCCCGATAGTTGGTATTCGGATCGGTTCGAGGCAAGTTCCGCGCATTATGGTAATTCCAGTTCCAGTAATACCGCGTTAAAATTTAGAGAAATAGTATCCGACAAGCGGTCCATTTTGACAGACCAGAATTATGCGATCGATGTCTCGTCCACCAAGACTATTGATGTATCCATCATTAGCTATTCATCCGTCGTCTTTTTCCCCGGTATGCGGGCAGCGTCGGCATCGCCGACGTTAAGACTTAGAGGAGACTCGGGAAATGGGACATCGGAAGTGTTACTATCGGTGAAAGGTATCGACACGGGGTCCGGGATTCGTTTCGGCGTGAAACCCGGTCTATTTAATAATGTCGAGGTAAATGTCGAAGACTACGATACAGTTCGATGGATTCTAAGTAACGCCGTCACAATTGACGCAACGACAAGTGATGAGTTTACAGTTGCAGCGAAATTTATTATCACGCCCCATTTCGACGACATCCAATTCCCCTCTCCGTTTCCGATAGCCGAGAATCTGCCGGATATGACGCACGCGGAGTTCCTGTCGGCATTGATGACAATGGCCGGACTTTTCGCCTATCCGGACAGTTCGGATAGCAATACGATCCGCATGATGTCGCCCGATAAGTTCTATAATTCGACGGGCACGATCGACTACGACTATCGCATCGTCGATTCGGGAGACAACCGGACGCCGAGCACGCAAACCGACAGACGAATCGTCGACAGTCATCTCGACGCAACGATTCAGGATTGGAGCCGCAAAGTGATTCTGAACGATCGGGGCGAAATCTGGCGGCCGGAGGGGACGGAGTTCACGATGGGGGATTATGCCCAGACCAACACGCTCGACTACGACAACGACGAGGACGCCGAGATGTTGAACACGCGGGGCATCATCTCCATCGACAACGAGAACATCGAGCGGGAGAACGAATTGGTATCGTTGGATTTCTCGGCTTCGACCAATAGAACAGGTTGGAATCCGGATCGCCCTGATAGGCCATTCGCTTTTGTGCCTTGCTATGAGGAACAGACAGTCAACGGAGCAAAGAAGGTAAATTACTCTGCTCCTTCTGCCCGTATTCTTGCCGATGTGAATACGCCGATTGAAGACGGAAACGGTACGGTAGGTCGTTACAGGCACGGCCTATTCCCCCGCACGATGTATTTCGGCGGGTCGGAGGGTATCGTGGCGAAACGGTATGCAGACTACCAGCGGATCCTGAAAAAGTTCCGCATGATTACGGTCTACGTCAAACTGACCGTGGCCGACATCTGCAATCTCGACTATACGCGGCGGGTTTACCTCGATGTATACGGATGCTATTTCGCCATCTACTCCGTCACGACCGGTGAGGACGGTATATGCGAGTGTAAATTGATTAAACTGTAAAATTATGGCTACACAAGATTCGATCGATAAGATTATTAATATTCGCTTCAATTATAAGGAACTCGTTCAGGGTTGGGTAAAAGCCAACGAAGCTATTGAAGACAATAAGAAGATTTTGGCCGACCTCAAAAAAGAGTACGAGACCGGCCAAATTTCGCTGTCCGATTATAAAAAGGCACAATTAGAATTGAAGTCTACCACAAAAGCCTTGACGGATGAACAAAGACAGTATGAAAAAGAGATTCAAAATAACATTAAGGTCGAAAAAGAGCTTGACGGGTCTTTGAATCAACTACGCGCGAATCTGAACGGCCTTATTGCGCGGTATGGAAGGTTATCGGCCGCCGAACGCGAAAGCGCCAGCGGGAAAGCGTTAGCAGATCATATCAAAGCGCAGCGCGACGCCGTTAAAGAGGCGGAGGCCGCAATCGGCGATTATCGTTCGAATGTCGGCAATTATGAGAATGCCATTCAGAACACGCTTCCTGTTGGGAACAATTTCTTGCTGCAACTTGCGCAAACGGCTCAAAATGCGGGAGGCGTTACGAATGTCATTAAGGGTGCAGCAGGTGCCATTGGGTCTCTTGTTAAACAGATGGCGGCATTCATTGCTACGCCTATCGGAGCTGCTATTGCTGCTATCTACGCCAGCTATCAGGCGCTATCGTTTTCCATTCGGGAAGTAAATGCCCGTATTCAGGAGAACGAGGAACTATTCTACAAAAATCAGCGAGCAATGTCGGCCGCAGATGCGTGGAATGCAGCCTACACTAATTCGGTCGATAGAATGGGTGAAGTGATGGTAGAGACGACATCGAAATTCAAAACGTTTTGGACGCAGTTAAAAATCCTTGCGAAAAATGTAATGCGCTCGGGGTTTATAGGTGGTTTTATTAGCTTCTTGGGGCAAGGTGTTGAAGTTAATGAATTACAAAAAACATTCGACGAGTTAGCCGCTAAACAGGAAGAACGAAACACCAAATACAGGGAAGGCGTCGTAAGGATTGCAGAACTCGAAGCGGAAATAGCGGATGCGCGACTGAAATCGAACGATAAATTGAAAAACTCGGATGCGGAACGTGCAAAATATGCACAGGAAGCAATAGACAAGACGCGGGAAATGTTCAGAATCAAAAAGGACATCGCCCAGTTGGATTTCGAGATCGCGAAATTAAGTGCCGAACCGACTAAGAATTCAGTTGAGACAAACAACAAACTTGCAGAAATGGAAGCGGGGTTAAAACGGCTAAATGCTCAGGAAAATTCCGCTCTGCGGGAATTGCAAGAACGTCTGAATGAAACCGATGCAAAAGCAACCCAAACCGCCAAAACCCGCGCCAAAGCCATCAAGGAAGCGAAAGATGCGGCCCTCAAAGCGGAGAAGGATTATTTCCAACTCGTCCAGCAGATGCGTACCAAGACGAAAGAGAGCGAGTTAAAAAGCATTTCTGAGCAAAACTCGGTTGCGAAAAAATCGGCAGAAAAGCGAATCGGCGAGATCGACATCCTGCTGAAAACCGCCGAAGGAGAGCAGGCGGCGTGGCTCCTTCAAGAGAAAGAGACGCTGAACAAACGGATATTGGCTCTGGACGAAAAGTATCAGAAAGACCGAATATCCGTCGAGGCAAAATACAGCGAGGAGGCGTTGCGCAAGGAGTTGGCGCGAGAGGAGGCGCGCATCAGGGCCCGCCTTGGTATGGATGCCCAGATGGATGCCCTGGCTCGTGCGCAAGTCAAGAACGAGAACTATTCCGACCTGAAAAGCGAGGATAATGGGAAACGTCTCTCCGCCCAGCGGGCGATCGCGCAGGAGGAGCTTCGCATCGCTATGGATAAATACCAGGCACTGCTGAGTATGGACGAAGCAACGAAAGAATCTCTGTATGATTCGGATGTTGCATACCAGACGGCCGTTCTCAATGGTGAAATGGCGGTTCAGGATGCGAAATTGGAGACGGCAAGAATTACCAAAGAGCAGGCCGAATATCAGCTAAACATCACATTGACGGCGATGTCGACGATCAGCGGTGTGGCAGCCAATCTGTTCAATACGCTGGCCGAAGATAATGCGGAGTTTGCCGAGTTCGCAAAACTGCTGGCGCTGTTCAATATCGGTGTCAATACGGCGTTGGCGATCTCCGAAGCGATTGCAGGCAATGCCGCGCGTCCGATCAAAATGGCGGCTGCGATTGCGGCTGTCCTTTCCGCTATTGCGCAGGCGTACCAAGTTTTGAATCAAGCCGAGAAACCGGCTACGCCGAAATTTTCCCGCGGCGGTCTTGTGACCGGCCCCGGCACGGGTACGAGCGACAGCATCCCTGCGCGGCTGTCCAACGGCGAGGCCGTGATGACGGCCCGTGCGGTCGTGGATTGGGGGCCGGTGCTCTCGATGATGAACGTGTCGAGCGGCGGCAACGCCATTCCGACGCGGCATCTTCCGGAGAAGAGTTCGGGGATGCGTCAGATGGAACAGATGTTCGAGCGCGTGATGCGCCGGCTTCCGAGCCCTGTCGTGACGGTCAGGGATATAAACAACGGTCAGCGGCGGGTCAAGGTGCAGGATGAGGCGGCGCGCTACGCCGGACGCAAAAGGTAAAAAACAGCGAAAAGTTCGGAGGAACCCTTCCTGCGTATCCTATATTTGCTTCAAACACGAATTAACCCTTTTATAATAAATAAAAAAAACAATGGCAGAATGTATCAATGATCTGGCAGGCGATATCCTGCAAGATTGCAACACGATCTATGGGGTGGGCGTCGAGAAGACTGCCTATCTTATCAAAAAGTCCGATCTGGACGAATCGGCGACGACCTACACCAAACCGAAGATCACCAAGATCGCACTCAAATCCGGCAAGAGGGCCTATCGGTTCTCGATTCCCTCCAAAACGCCCTACAACGGACTGATCTACGAGGATCAGAACGCCGAAATAGGCATCGCCATCAACAAGACGCTGCCGCTGCGTATGCTGGCCGACAGCCCCGCGAACTCGAAGAACATCGAGGCGTTCAAGAACGAGGACTGGGTCGCTGTCTACGAGAACAAGGCGAAGGGTGCGGACGGCAGCCAGGCGTTCTGTGTGATCGGCTACGAACAGGGCGCATCGATGCAGAACGCGACGCTCGACAAGTACGGCGACGGCTACAACGGAGGTTGGGGCGGCGACCTGATCGAGCAGAACGCACCGACGCCGCAGATCTTCTTCGACGCCGGCGGTATCGACGCTTCTCACGCCGCGCTGGAAGCATTGTGTACTCCGGCCAAGTAGGGGGGGGGTATGCAACCGTTGGACTGGTACACAGAGAGGTGCGCATCGGGCACCTCTCTGTGCGTGGAAGAGAAGAAGCGGATCGAATCGGATTATCGGGAAGTGTTCGGGCGTCCGATGCTTTCCGATTTCAGCGGCCGGTGTCCCAACCGGTTCCGTGATGCGGCCGCGATGATCGCCTCCTATTTGCGGAAGGAGCAGAAAGGCGCAAACGGCGGTTACATGCTCAAATCCGGCATCGTGATCCGCTATCGCGGAAAACTCTACACACACTTGAATCTGACGGCCGCAGCGGCTCGGCATCATCTCAGACAACATCCGTCCAACGTACACGATTTCCTGCGTCTGGGCGATCTACCCAAAACCGAATGACACTATGGCAAATTATAAGATCAAAGACTTACAGCAAGCTCAGACCCTGAGCGGTGCGGTTGCATTGGAGATTCAGGACGGGAATAGCATGTCCACCTTCGCCACGCTCGACCAGATCGCCGAGTTTCTGGGGAACACAACCCCTGTGGTGTTGTTGACCAAAGCCGCCCCCATAGGCGACGGATATCTGCCCGATATGTCTGCCTCTGAAATCGCGGCAGCATACGATCGGATCGTTGCGGATCCGATTCACACGGTACCTGTTGTCAGGATTCCCGATAACGGAGGACAATACCTCGTACCGTCAGGATATGGAGTGCATGCCGATACGAAGGCCGTCATCGGATATTATGCATCGCAGACATACGTGCTCCCGTCCAGTCTTACGTTGACATCGGAAACATTTACCTTATCGAGACTGCCGTATACGGCATCATCGATGGAGTGGGCCGATCTGCTCAGCAACACGGCCCTTCCCTCCGGTTATCTCGGCATCGATAGCGACAGTACGAGCGAAGAGATCAGTGCGGCCGTCGGGGGTGTAGATGCATTCAGAAAGTTATGCTCGAAGTTGCTCAGGCGAAACTGGATCGTCGTTGTGTCGACCGATCCCGCTGTGGCGAACAGGGGTGCATCTATTCCTGTGATAGTAAATGTAAAAAGGAGTGCTAGTATGCCACTGAAAATAACACTCGAAATCGAATATATATCTTCGGGGGAATACATTGCATTGACCATTACAGAGTCAAGAGGCACCTTTTCGGCGATGCGTACCTCTGTGTCCGTATCGGATATTCCCGATGCACTCGCCGGCAAAGCCGACCTCGACCCCACGACGGGCTTCGTCGAGTCGTCGCAGATAGCCCCTTTGCAGGGGCGTCAGACGGGCGTAAATACCTCGGATGGACATTTTTCGTCAGACGCTCCGGCATTGTTGTTCGAAGGGGATCGGACACATGAAATATGTTTCACGACAGGAGATGACGTAACTACGGATCAAAGGCTATTTACGACTGCAAAGGGATCCCAAAGCAACGTTCAACTGTTCGTCTCTAATGGATCGATGTATGCGTACATAGGGTCACAGTTTATGACTGCGGGTCAGGTGTCTCCTGAAACATCATACCATGTGCTACTTTCGGTGGATGTTGCGAATACAACGGGGAAAGTATATGTAAATGGAGTCCTGGTAAATCGGACATCTGTTTTTCCCAATTATCAAAATGCGAATGTGTATATCGTCGGCCGGCTTACCTCGGCTTACATTTTCAAAGGAATTGTCCGTTTTCATCGCATCTTCAATTACGCCCTTACGGCCTCGGAGGCCGCTACGCTGTGGAACGGCGGCGAGCCCGAACGGTATATGCTGCCTCTGTCGGGTGAGATGCGCACCGGACTTGTCGCCGAATACATCGCCGCCGGTTTGTTGGCAGACAAGTGGCGCGACACGTCGGGCGCGGGCCTCGATCTGCCGTATGTTCCGACCGCAACGGGCGGCACGGCAGAACTGTCGTATCAAAGTGTCCCGAATCAAGGCGAAATAGTCATAGACAGCGGTATATTCTTTACCGATATTGCCGGAGGAACAGCCAATAAACGGATCGACGTACCGAGTGAATGTGTGGTTCTGGCCGTGGCCGTTTATAATTACAATGCGTCTGCATTGACAAATGTCACCGTGCAAAACTGGACGGATGAACGGGCGTTCATATACGGCGCGACGATCAATAACGCACGAGCCGTATATTCAGTCTCCGCCGCCGGTAACAAATCCGTATATAATGGGACAGGTATTACGATAGACCCTACTGCCCAACGTCTTAAAGTTATGGCGACAGGAAATACAACGTCCGGAGGTATGCGAGTAAGAGCAATATGTAAATATTTAGGGGTATGAGAAAGAAGATCGATTTCCCGCCTTATAGCGAGGCGGAAGCGATGCAAATCGTGGAGGACGGCAGCGTCCTGTGCAACCTGTACGGGGGAAAGATTACCGATGAACGGGGATTGGAAAAATGGAACTACACAGATTCCGGCATTCTGTTTCCGCCCGATTCGGAAATTCTGTCGCTGACAGATGACGAGCGCCGGCAGATAGAAGAGGAGTACAACCGAAACGAACTGACCCTCGCCGAGCTCGAAGCCGAGCGGGTGGCGCAGCGCGAAGAGGTGGAATCACTGCACGTACGCGACGCCTAACCTTTGAAATCGCTATGGAATATCTCCCCGCAATCATCAGTGCCCTCGGGACTATTATCGCTGCGTGGTTCGCCTATAACCAATACAGCAAAAACAAGCTGACCGACCTGAAAATCGAGAAGTTCAAAAAGGACGAAGAGACGAAAAGTATCCGTCGGGCCGACAATTCGTCTATCGTATACGGTGAGTTGTGGCGCGTTTTGCACGAGCTGGATGCCGATCGGGCCTATATCGTACAGCCGCATCCGCTCGGCAACGAAAGCCTGCTGTCCATCTATTACGAGGTCAGGCGCAAAGGGGTGGAACCGATGAAACCGCACATGCAGGGCCTTCCGATTTCGGAGGTGCCGAAGTTCAGCAGCGATCTGGTGAAGAACCTCTTCCTCTACATCACGGACATCGACGAGCAGGTGAACGACAAATATGCGAAGTCCATCCTTTCGAGTTCCGGATGTCGGGCGGCCATCATCAAACGGCTCAACGACAACCGCCACGACTGGATAGGCAGCATCCTCTGCGAGTTCACCCGCCCGCTGTCCGTATCGGAGGAGAATGCGCGGGAGATCATGCACACGGCGGCCATGAATATCCAATACCTGCTGCCCGAGTATCGATAACATATATTGTTTTAACCTTAGTACTGTAAAAACCATGAAAAGCAAGTCAAAATCGCGCTCTGCGTGTCGGCCGCCGTCATTGCGCTGGTCGTTCTGTTCAATCTCCTGCCGAGCGGCATCCGCACCACGGCGACGCTCTGCGCAGGATTCGGGGCGGCCGCAGGAGCCGCCGCAGGCTGGCAGGCAAAGATGTGGTATGACCGAATGAAAGGATAGGTATGGCAACGTATTTCACCCTTTCCGAATTGCTGCGTTCCGATACGGCCGCAGCGCGCAGCATCGACAACGCGCCGTCGCACGACGTCATTCGCCGGCTCAATGCGCTGATGGACGAATGCCTCGATCCCGTGCGCGAACTTTGGGGCAAGCCGATCGGCGTGAACAGCGGCTACCGATCGCCGGCGCTCAACGCAGCTGTCGGCGGAGCTGCGGCAAGCCAGCACATGAAGGGCGAAGCGGCCGACATCACCACCGGCAGCGTCGCGGATAATCTGCGGCTGTTCGAACGCATCGCAGCTAGCGCGATCCCCTTCGACCAGCTCATCGACGAGAATCGGGGCCGCTGGATCCATATTTCATACCGTGCCGACGGGAAGAACCGAAGGCAGGTGTTGCATCTGTGAGACGACTACTCGCATGCTTGTTGGCCGTGCTCATCGTCGGTTCACTGTTTTTCGGCTGGGGCTACCGCCGCGGGGCGGCTTCCGTCGAAATGCGCGACAGCACCGTTACCCGATGGGTGCCGTGGCCGGTTCCCGTGTACTACACCATTCGGGAACCTTATCCGGTCGCGGTGCGCGAACCGGCCGATACGGTATGGAAATACATGAGTGTAGATACAGCCGCAATTATCGCCGACTATCTGCTCGAACGGGATTACCGGCTGGATTTCTCCGCCGATTCGACCGGAACATTCCTTGTCGATGCGACCGTAGGAGAAAACCGGCTGTTGCGGGCTTCGGCCGTAGTAAAGCCCGTTGTCCGTGAGATTACGGTTACAAAACTGCATACCGAGGTGCGGCCGCCGCGCTGGGAAATGGGGCTCGCCCTCGGAATCGATCCATACAACCAGTGGGCGGGCATCTACGGACGCTATACGAGAGGCCGATGGAGCGGTGAGGTCATAGTAGGGTATGATCCGATCCGGGAAAAACAATATGTCGGCACGAAAATAGGATGGGCCGTGTTCCGATAACTCGTTGCCGGAATTATTTCCCGATTCCGCTCCAATCGAAAAGATTCATTACGGCTTTGTTGGCGTCGAATATGACACGCCAGTTTTTCACGAGGTAAATATCAGTGACTTTCATGGATGTGTCAACGTGATTCAACGCTTCATGAATCACGTATTTGTCCAGTCCGGCTCCGCCCTCCTCTCGGGGAGTCCGCGCTATGGTTGCCCAGGAGTGCCGCGCAGCGTAGAACGTCAGGCCATCGACGCCTATCGCCTCGCCGACATCTTTCAGGCCTTTGTTGATCGCTTTGTTGAATGACACGCGATCTTTGTAGCGGAGGTAGAAGTGAAGCATCTGTTTCCCCGTCTTATCCGAATAGCGAGCGATCAAAGGGCTGACGCACGGCTCTATCCGAACGTGCATTTCTGCACGGTCCGTGCGGCGGGATGCGGTTTTTTGCCGGAAATACACGATTTCGTCCTTCCTGGCCGGCGGGCAGGTCAGCAGATCGGCGCTGTTCATCCCCATCAGTGCGAACGACAGGAGGAAGCAATCCCGCGCCATCCGAGCGCGTTCGTTGGCGAGTGACAGCAAGTCGATTATCTGCTGTATCGACTCCGCGGAGATGGCTCGTTTGGCCGTCGGCGCGGGTGTTTCGAGGCGCAAGTTTCTGAAAGGGTTGCCCAGAATATTCATTTGTCCGAGTTCTTCATCGTTGAACTCTTCCTTCGCGCGGTTATAGATGGTTTTGATGCGCGAAATATACAGAGACAGTGCCCTGTTGCCCTTGTTTTTGGTTGCAGTTTCACCTTTCTGCTTTCGGTTGGCGCCTCGTTGCGAAGGCTCCGATTCGATGAATTGCACGAATCCTTTGATGAACGGTGCCGTGATCTCGCCGATGTCGAGCGTATCGCGGCCAATGTATCGTCTCAGCGCGTTGAGGGCTGTCATGTAAATCGATGCCGTACCGGAATTCATCCGCGCCGCTTCCTGCCTCATATACGCTATGAAATCGAGCCGGAATCGCTCTCCGCCTTTCAATCCTGATTTGATGCGTGCGACGAGTTCGTCGATCTCCATTTCCTCGACGGCGTATCCCATGTCGTTGCAGAGGTCGATGCAATCTTCGACCAGTTCGCGGCATTTGCGGCTGAGTTTTTCATCCTTGATTTTCAATCCCCGCGTCAGATCATCGGGCAGTGCATAGAGCGTCGTGCTTATCCAGCGGCTTTTTCGGTGGTGGGTTATGCGCAGCTTGATATTGTAAGTACCGTCTGCGCGTCGCTGGTGGGCAAAGATACAGGTTCGGAAGGTCGCCATAGCTGAACAACATTAGAACAACAATTGCAGACAAATATATACAGAAAGTGTCAAAAGTAAGCGATTTTGATGTGTAAATATTTGTTGTAAAGAAACCGATAAGACGACAAAAACCGCCTCTCAATACTTTGAGAGGCGGTTTTTTCTTTCGTGATTCCGTTGGGATTCGAACCCAAGGCCCACAGCTTAGAAGGCTGTTATAAACAATTATTTTATTTGCTGTTTACTAAATGTTTACGATATTTATTCGAAAATATTCGAACAACATTAGGATAACATCTGCATCGATCGAGTATAATCTGTCTATTTTTTGAACCCGATTGGCTGAGGGGATTTGCGCGCCTGCGGAACCTTCACGGAGAGTGCCGCAATTGCCTCGTAGATATTGTCCAATTCCTGGCGCATATCCTCCGATAGATCGCTGACCGCTTCGGCGTTGTCCTTGCCCGTCTGCTCCAACAACGCCAGCCGTGCCCGAATTTCGGCCAATTCTGCCGTTACTGTCGTCGTGGTCATGATGTAGTTGCGCATCGCTACGAAAGCCCGCATAATAGCCCTATTTACCCGTATGGCTGTCTCACTGCGCAACACGCTCGAAAGCATTGCGACGCCCATTTCCGTAAAGGCAAAGGGCGGATATTTGGGATACTTGCCTCGTCCGTCGATTTCTAAGATCACATTTTGTGACCTTATTTTGTCTTTCAATGCGTTATACTCGTTATCCGAGAGTTCAAACATAAAATCGTCGCCTTCGAAACGCTCAATATTGCGTCGTACCGCCTGTTTGAGTGTTCGGGTCTCCACTTGGTAGAGTTCTGCCAGATCGAAGTCCAGCATCACACGCTGGCCTCGGATTTCGTAAATCTTGCTTTGGATGGGTTGCAGTTCCGTGAGGTATTGTTAAAATGCAATCGCAAGGGATAAGCCTGCCGGAGAGTCGAGACAAGCGTTATCATCCTTGATGAAAAATGGTTTTTACTTTTGTGATTGTATTTGCATTTTGTATACTATCTGGCATCTCTATTCCAATTAACTCATATAACTTTTTATATTGGGTGATTTTTGCGTTTGCATATTGGGTAAACGCCTGTTCCGTATATCCAACTTTGTATAGTCTATGAATATCCTCTGAAAAAGATTCAATTAAATATTTACTTATCATTTCTGGAGACTCGCCTTTCATCAGCATCGTAGAAACCATCCAATTTCGGCCTCGTTGCGGTTCTTTTGCCACAGAAATGCAAATCTTCTTAATGTCATTTGCCATCCTCCATAATTTGAAGAATAATATAATTGACAAGATACCCACCGCCCATACAATTAGCATCATTACAAAAAAATCTTCCATATCTTATAGTTTTAAAGTTTAGATTAATAGCATTACAACCCCATCATCCACATCTATCACATTACTTTTTATGAACCCACCTGCCGATTTTTCCGTTCGAAGAATCGAATTCAAGATAGTTCATTCCGAATATGCGAGCATCTGTAGTGTAGTGGTAATTCTTTATATAATAATTCCCATCTATATTTTCATAGGTAAAGGTGAAATAGGCAACAATATGGAATGCGTCAACTCCATAGTCTTGCGGTCGCTCTTTTAAATAATTCCATTCTTGTAATATGGACAGAGACGGAATTTCTCCAAAATTTATGTAATGATTTTTATTACTAAATTCAATTGTACACCGATTGATGGATTCCTCAATTTCATATAATGATCTCCATATAGGGTCGCCATTCTTATCTTCTCCTACATATCGAAAAGGTTCATTATATGATTTCCCATTTTCATGATACGGAAAATACTCTTCGAAGGATTCGTTGGATATAGTGATGACAGTCTCCTTTTCGCAACTGATCCCAACGATCACCATCAAGAACGATAACAGATAAATCTTTTTCATAATACAATATATTACTGTAATCATCCTATAAAATATTGCGCTTAATTACTCCCGTTACCCGCAATAACCGTCGGACATCTTCAAACGGGATTTCGAATTCAGGGTAGAAATATTCTCCCTCCATTGGGCCGTTCTCATGCTTCATGTGGTTGTCGCTCATGCAGCGGAATGCCTTTTTATCCTTGCTGTAATACAGGCGTTTGAGGAAACGGTTTTCTTCCGTCTCTATCACGTACACAGTTCCGGGTTCAATGAAGTGTTCGTTATATTGACGCAGTCCGATCACGCATCCAGCAGGATAGTTCGGAACCATGCTATTGCCGTAGACACGCATCGCAAATTCGCTGTCTTTGAGCAGGCCGCCTATTTCGATCACACCTACGGGTGCCGTCTGCATCATCTCCATACCGTACTCGGTTCCTGCTGCAACCTCGGCGTCATAATACGGGATCACTCTGCCAGAGCCGATCGTGGTGCCATTGTCTGTTTCATGAGCAATCCCGTTTTTCAGCATTTCACCTTCGCCGGTGAGAAGCCATTCAATGTTGAACTGTGGATAAACGTCTATAATGCGGCTTGCTACCTCAGCAGAGATGTTTTTAACCTTTCCGTTTTGAATATCTAATATCCGCTGATATTTAACCCCGACATGTTTAGCAAACGTAGGGGCTTTAATGCCTACGTGATCTAATATTAAATTGATTTTATTTTGTCCCGTCAACATATTTGATCGAATTTTCTATTATATTTGCAATACTATGAAAGTCCTCTGCGTTATATTGTCATTAATTGCTTTCGCATGCTCATGCTATGCGGTATATATAGATTGGTTTTCCAATGTAGATGACTTTTTATCACGATACGAAAAGACTCACAATAGAAATAACAAGTGCAACAAAAGAGATTAATATTGCGCTAATAGACAACCATTTATTTCGTCTCTTTTCTTGTATCGACAATTCTATATCTAACATTGATAATTTGTTATATC